AGACTTAGGTCTTCGTTCAGCTAAGAAGTAGTTAAATCTAAATACTTACGGAATTGGGGTAGAGAAGTCTACCCCTTTTCTTTTTTAGTCTTATAAATAGAAGTATGGCAAATACAATCACTAGACAACCAACTAAGTTAGACTATACAAGTCCAACTCAATTTCGTTTTCTAATTAATCAATTACCTAAAGTAGAATATTTTACTACGGAAGCAAACATACCTGGTATCACATTAGATGAAGCAGAGATAGGTTCACCACTTAAAAATATAGCAATGTTAGGTTCTAAATTAGATTATGAAGACTTAACAATATCATTTATTGTAGATGAAAATTTAGAAAACTATATTGAAATACATACATGGTTAACAGCAATTGGATTCCCAAGCGACAGAAAACAATTTTCTGATTTTAGAAGTACAACTTCAAATAAAGGTACAACAACAAGAGGTGAGAGTAATGACATAGGTGATGTTGGTGCATCAACACCTGAAAGAGCAATGTACAGTGATGCTATGATGACAATATTAACAAATAAAAATAACCCAGTAGTAGAGTGTCGTTTTAGAGATGTCTTTCCTACGAGTTTAAGTGGATTAACTTATTCACAAAATCAAACTGATGTTGAATATCTTACAGCTTCAGTAACTTTTAAATATCAAATATATGAAATAGTAACACTATAAATAGTTATAGAATTATTATTGTGGAGTGAAAATGACCTTAGATGAATTAAAAATTCAAGTTGCAATGGACTTGAAAGTAAATGATGAAAGACTTGATACCGAATCTTTAAAAAACCAAGAAATATATGCAAAGTACTTAGAAATAAAAAGTAACTTTGAGCTATTGATGTATAAAGCAAAAGGTGATTACAAAAGACTTTATCGTGAAAAGTGGGAATACTACGGCGGTAAAGCAGATGCAAAAATTTATGAAACAAAACCCTTCGATTTAAAAGTACTTAAATCAGACTTATCTATCTACATTGAATCAGATGAAGATATAATCAAAATAGAAAATAAAATAGTATACTTAGAAGTTGTTGTTAAGTATGTTGATGGTGTACTTAAATCTATAAGTGCAAGAGGGTGGGATATTAAAAATGCAATACAATGGAAAAACTTTGAAGCAGGATTGATGTAATGATTGAAATAACAAACAATTTAGTAGAACTACATGTAGCTCAATTAATTGATATGCAAATGAGGCAGATATCATGGAAGTATGATTATGATTCTGTCGTTGGTGGTAAAAATAAACATTGGCATGTTTTTGCTGGACATGATATAGAAGAATGTAATAAAAATGGATTTGAATTTGTAGAACCTATATGGAATAGTATACAAAAAAAATATGAAGTAAATATGGAAAGAGTTTACTTTAATGCACACACACATGGAATCGAACCACATATACATCAAGATGATGGTGATGTCACTATGATATATTATCCTAGATTAGATTGGAGCGGAGATTGGGGTGGTGGAACTTGTGTTCAAGAAACAGGTCAACATCCTATTTTACTTCAATATGAGGGTAGTAGATTAATTGCATTTACAGCTGACTTGTTTCATCAAGGTATGTCAGTTAGTAGAGAGTGTTATCAATTAAGAACTTGTATCGTATTTAAAACAACATGGAAAGATAAAACTAAATCTAAATGGTATAACAGAAAAAAAAATGTAGAATCAAAAAATATGAAAGTAGAGATTGAAGAATGATGAATTACTTTCGCTGGATTGGACATTATGAAAATGTACTCAGTCAAGAGTTATGTAATGCTATAACTGAAGAAGATTTTAATTACAACGAATCTACATACTCTACTCATGAAGGCCAGTCAACTGATTGGAAAAAAAATAAAAGAGTCAAAATGGATGAGATATGGATTCGTAAGGACAATGTTTACTACGAGGAACTAAAAAATTGTTCATCTGATGTTGCTAAAAGATACTCAGAAGAAATGACAAAGAACAAAAGAATATTTACTGCTCAAAAAACAACAGACTTTAGATTAAACAAATATGATGTTGGTGGATTTATGGCTAAACACACTGACAATATACATCATAGTCATGGACAAACATATGGATTTCCACAAGCATCTTTATTATTTTTCTTAAATGATGATTACGAGGGTGGAGATTTTATTGTATCCAATTGTCATTACAGACCTAAGAAAGGTGATGCAATTATTTTCCCATCTAATTTTATGTTTCCACATAGAGTAATTGAAGTTACAAAAGGAACACGCTGGAGTATTGTATCATGGATAATGTAACACAACATAAAGTATTCCCTACTATCATAAATGAATTTAATTATGATATGGACAAACAAGAATACGACCTTGTGATTGATGAACTTAATGATATGGAAAAATATGATAATGAACTTATCATTCAAACAACAGATGACTTAGGTAAACATATACCAAAGTTTTCTAAACAAATTTTTGATATAACAAAAAGTATTTGTGAGAAACAATCTTACCTATATGATAGATTAGAATTTACAGGTATGTGGGCAAACAAATTAGTTAAAGGAGATATACATCCACCCCATACACATTCAAACAATGTTTTTTCTGGTGTATATTATTTGAAAGGTGGTTCACCAATACAGTTTTTTGACCCAAGACCACAGGCCCATGTTTTACATCCTAATTTAAAGTACACTACAATTGATAATTCAGGTATGATGCAATTCGAATCTGAAAAAGGATTTGGATTAATTTTTCCTAGTTGGTTACAACATTGGGTGCCACAAACACCTAAAGATAGAATTAGTATTTCATGGAATGTTTTATTAAGAGGACAGTATGGACAACCAAACACATTACAAAATTCATATATCTAAACTTAACGAAGTTTATTTAACAGTAGAATGCGACAATGATGGTACATGCCGTGCATTGGTAGATTACTTTACTTTTGAAGTGCCTGGTCATAAATTCATGCCAGCATTTAGAAATAAAATGTGGGATGGTAAAATAAGATTATTTTCTGATAAGACAGGAAAAATATATGTAGGTCTATTATCTTACATCAAAGAATTCTGTGAAAGAAACGACATACAATGTATAGTTGATAGTGATGTAGATGATACAGATAATTTAGATATAAAAAAAGTAACAGACTTTGTAAAATCTCTTAAACCAAAATCAAAAGGAAAAGAATTAGAAGTAAGAGATTATCAGATTCGTGCAATACAATATGCATTGAGTAATCACAGAGGTATGTTAGTATCACCTACAGCTAGTGGAAAGTCATTAATCATTTATACATTAATAAGATTTTATAATTATTTACTCAAAGGAAAAAAAATATTAATACTAGTACCGACTACATCATTGGTAGAACAAATGTATTCTGATTTTATTGACTATGGTTGGAATGATAAATACTTACATAGAATATATCAAGGTCATGAAAAAGTAACAGATAAACCTGTAGTCATTTCAACATGGCAGTCTATCTATAAATTAGATAAGAAATATTTTGAAGATTTTGGATGTGTTGTTGGAGATGAAGCACATTTATTTAAATCTAAATCATTGACAACCATCATGACTAAGCTTTTAAATTGTAAGTATCGTTTTGGAATGACAGGTACTTTAGATGGTACACAGACTCATAGATTAGTTTTAGAGGGTCTATTTGGTAAAGTAGAAAAGGTAACATCTACAAAAGAATTAATGGATAAGGATACTTTAGCGAGTCTTAAAATTAAGTGTATCGTTCTAAAACATAAAGAAGATGAGTGTAAGATTGTAAAAGATTTAAAATACAGTGAGGAACTACAGTATATAGTCGCTCACAAGACCCGTAATGACTTCATTACGACACTTTGCGATAAATTGACTGGTAACACTCTATGTTTATATCAATTAGTTGAAAAACATGGACTAGTGTTGTACAACATGATGAAAGACTTTGATAGAAAAGTTTTCTTTATACATGGTGGAACAGACACAGAAACAAGAGAAGAAATTAGAGCAATAACAGAGAAAGAAACAAATGCAATCATTGTCGCGTCGTATGGTACATTCAGTACTGGTATTAATATTAGGAACTTGCATAATATCGTGTTCGCATCTCCAAGTAAAAGTAGAATACGAGTGCTCCAATCCATTGGCAGGGGCTTGCGAAAATCAGATAAAGGGGATATACAAACAACGCTTTTAGATATATCTGATGATTTTACATATAAGGATAGAAAGAATTTTACTTTGAATCACTTTTTAGAAAGAATAAATATATACAATGAAGAAGAATTCGATTACGAAATAGATAGGATAAGGATATGACAGATAACACTACTAGAGTAATAAAATTATCAAACGGCGAGAGTATCGTTTGTACTTGTGTACCTACACGAACAGATGAAGATTCAGATAAACTACATGTAATACATCCATTAAAAATGGAATTAAAGAATAGAGTAACTAAAAAAGGTGTTGTTGAGGCATTAACTTTATCTCGTTGGTTACAACCATTCACAGAATCAGATGAATTTGACATTGAGAAATCAAATATTGTCACAGTCACTTCAGCATCTTACGCTTTAAATAATTATTATAACTTTATGTTAGAATCATTTAATGAAGCTGATGCTACTTCAAATGAACCTGTTATACAACCCAAATATAATAAAGATATACCAGAAGAAGATGAATTTGAAAATACAGAACAAGTAAGAAAGATGTTTAAAGAATATGTAACAGCATTAAGTGGTGATAATAAAGAAAGAGAAATGGTAGAAGAAGAAATATCAGAAGAAGAATTCGACAGTTTACCCTGTAGTGATACTAAACATTAAACATCCCTTTAGTACTATAGTATTATCTCGGCGGGAACATACCGATTATAAAGGATTGAACAACTATTGTCAAGTTTAATTTGCAAATAAATAAAAATAAATTTAATAACAATAAACCTTGACATATTATGTTCAGACTGTTAGAATGGTTACATAATAATTCATCAAGGAAATAAGATGGCTACAACAAAGAAAAAAGGTGTTCACTACATAGACAACAAAGAGTTTCATGCAGCTATGGTTGCATGGAAAGAAATATGTAAAGAAGCTGAAGAGGCAGATGAGGAAAGACCACAAGTAACAAATTACATAGGTGAATGTTTCTTAAAGATA